GTTCTTTTATTTCTGAAGCTCATATACTACCTTTGTTATGGGCCGCGAGGCCCGCCACCGGAGGCTCTCTGCATTTGCGAGGTCTCCGGATTTTTATTTCAGCCCTTCACGAATCAACTGCTCTATAATTCCTTTCTCATAATCGGCACGGGTAACCATCACCACTTTGCCGCTAAAGATTACGCGCACTTCATTAACGGAGTGGTTACGAAAGCCGCGCTTCAATCCTTCGGTGGCGGCTTCAATGCTGTAACCGTCCAGCTCCAGCACCAGGTTATCAAGCCCTTGTTTGCGTGCACTTCTAAACCTGTACTTTATTCCGCTCTCTTTTCCTGCTGGTGTTTTTAAATCGCTGGTAATGCCGTTGATTTCAAACTCAGGGTTGCGGCCAGTGCCCAGGTGTTCACGTATAACTACGCCATCGCCCAGCTGTGTTGACAGTTTGCGTGCGGCTTTTATGTTGTCAGTCAGGCCAACTTTGTCGGCCTTGTTGTGCACAAACACAAAACCACCACTGAGGTTATCGGTGTGGCGCAGCTTATAGTTACGATCTTCAATAAGCTGCTCGTACTGTTCCAGGTTGCGTGCAAACTTTTGCGGATCAACCGGTGGCTTGTAGCCGAACAACTTTTGCGCAGCTTCGGTAAAGGCACCATCAACGGTGAACATCGGGTTCTCACCTGTAAACACTTCACCGGTTTCACCTGCATTGTTTTTAAACATCGCGGGTATTTCTTCCAGTTGTTGCGGTGGTACCATATCAGCTTCGGTACCAGCCCATGTTACAAAGCACCGGCACCGCCAGCCGTTGGGCGGGTAGTACGTGCTCCAGAAGGGATCATCAACCGGAAGGGTTGTGCCTTCCAGTGCCAGGTGTTGTTTACGCACCCGGTCATCGCGCTGGGTGTGATACTTCAGGTAGCCACGATTTCCGTTTTCAGTAAACCTGCGTTTAAAGCCTTGCCACTTGCTGGCCATTCGCGCTGTACCGATAGCGGTGTTGTACTCGGCCTCAAGCCACTGCTTGTTGTACTTGTTGGATACGAGCAGTGCCTCGCGCTTGAATTCGCTGAATGATCTGCGCTTTCCGGTTTCATCAAACATAAGCCTTACCAACTGCCTGCCGAACTGGTGGTTCTTGAATACTTCGGCTACGTGCACATTGTATCGCAGGTTAATGAGCACACGTTGCTCAGGTGTGCCATAATTCGCCTGGCGTGTATTGCCCCATCCTTTCAGTACACCCTCCCAAACTTTCTCGGCACTGGCGCGAGCTACACGCGGATCAACCTGACCGTCATTTAAACGGCCATAGAAAAACCGCACAAGTGATTCGGTTACGATGCGATCAAGGTTTAACGGTGCCCGATACGGTTCTTCTGCCACCGGCAGAAGCGAATACCATTCTTCTAACGAAGCATGGATTTCATGGTGTGCCTGTACCGGGCCTGTTGCTTTTTTTCTTTGCCACCTCCGGGACTATCGGTTTTCTTTTTGTCGGTGGCTTCCTGCTGTTCTTCTTCCGGGTCGCTCTGCTGGTAGTCGAGATACCTGAACTCACGATCTTTAAGCGGGTAACCGTGTTCGATCAAAAACGGAAACAGTTCATCGTTGATGTGAAAGGTTTGCTTACGCTTACGTGCTTCTACGTATTCGTTCAGCACGCGTTCGTGTACCTCTGCACTGCCCACAAATGATTTCTCATCGCTGGTTCCGGTTTGCCAGGTAAACAGCTTGCTTATTTCGCTGTTACACATCAGCACCTTCTCTTTATAAATCTGGAAGGCGTTGGGCTGTGCACTTTCTTTTACATCCACCTCATCGTCCTTATCCAGAATGGCCCACAGGTTGTTGCCAAAGTTTGACAACATGTCTTCCGTTTTATCAACCTCGGTTTTGTCGCTGGTAGCCAGGCGTGCAATAATGGTAGGCATACCAAACTTCTCGCTGTGGCGGGACCAATCGGAGCGCGTGTACTTTTTCCAGATGCTTTCTGCGGCAGCGATCAGCAGTATGCCCAGGTTATCGGGCTTGCCCATTTCAATGAGGCGCAGCGCTTTCTTTATCTGCTCATCGCGGAATGGAATTCCATTCTCGTGGCTGATGTCCAACACGATCACGCCTTGCTCTGGCCGTACGTGCTCGCGTGCAATCAGCTCCACGTACTTGAACTCCATTTGCATACCGGGCTCTTCACTCGGCACCATGTCGAGGAACTGCACCAGGCTGTGGCCATGGAAGCGGGTCTCTTCATAATACTGGCGATACTCTTCGAACCAGTTTTTTTGAAGCAACCGCGTGGCCAGCTCATCAATTTCTTCGCTGCCTTTTTTGAATACGGCAAACGGAGAACCCACTACTTTAAAGATGGCCTTCTCATACTCGCCATGGATGTGCCCATCGCGGAGGGTGAGTTTGTAAAATTCGTACAGCATGTCGCGCCTGGGGTGGTCGAAGTTCTCGGCTTGCATGATGGCCAGCTTCAGCTCGTCCTGCCGGAAGTCGGTGAGGTACTGCCTGCGTTTAATCAGGCTGGGTGAAACCCGCTTGCCCTTACGCTTCAGTTTATCCAGTTCTGAGCGCGTTTCATCGAGTTCAGAGCGGAAGCGCTCAATCGCCCTGTGTTCGCCTCGCCATGCTTTTGGGAGTAGTGCTTGAAGATTCATAGAAGTACCGTTAGAAAGCGTTAGAAATACCCTTGTTTACCATTTTAAATTGCGTGGAGAACCTGCATCGTTTGTGCGGGCCGTTACACTGCCCCAGCGCCTGCGGGTAACCGGTTGGTTTACCCCGTTGCCGTCCAGCTCGGTTTTGGGCGGCAGGCCGCTTACACTGGCCTTTCCATCTTCCACCCGCCTGAGCTGTTCCATTACCTCGTTGTAGTTCTTCACTACCCGTTCGGGTACCATTTCATCGGGCACCCGCTCATAGATATAGTAGATGACCAGCACCTTGGCCCAGCGCAGAATAACCTTGTTACGGTTGGCACCGGATTGACTGAGTACGGTATTCATATCGTACTTATCGGCCAGGTGCTTTTCAATCATGGCCAGGGCTTCTTCTTCGGCAGTGTCGAGAATCAAATCCTGGTCATGTTCTTCCTCGTCCAGTATCTGATCGAGTTTATATACACGCATGTGGTATGCGTAATCGTCTTTTGAAATGAAGCTGCTCATGTTAATTGTAGTTAAAGGTTAAGGTTACGAGCCGCACATGAACCTCGTTGCAGCTTTTACAAACCGATTGCGAATGGCTGGCCATGATCATGGCAAGCTTGTCGTATGAGCCGAGTGTTACCACGAACCGCATGAGGTCAAAGAATTTTTTATCCTGTGCGGTGGGCAGGCCTTTTGTACTTGCCTGTCCGTGTGATGCTTTTTCTTCCATGATGTTTGTTGCGTTTGTTTAGCATATAGATGCCGCCTTCGACTGCGTCCGGGCCGTCATCATGCCCGTTTGGAAAAGCCAGGAACTGATCGCGTAGGGTGATCATGTCCGGGTTCTTCTGCATTTTTTTATTGAACCGCAGGTAGCCAACTTCGGCCAGCGGTGATAAGTCTTCAACGCGCCCGAACTTATCGGGCTTTTTTCGGTGATCTCCTCGAATGCGCAACTGCTCACCACGTCTCTCGCCTTCGGAGTAGTATTCATTCATAAAGAGATCTTCCTGAATGAAGTTGGCTTCGAGGTAGTGATTGCACGTTACATCCACTTTGCCCAAGGGTATGCCGGGCATCGGTAATTTTCTGTTGATCACCTTGTCGATATCGTAGTGTGCTTTTACCATAGCACTGCGTGATGCTTGCCGAACCCATGCCCACAGTATGTCGTAATGAAAGCCGATCTTGCCAATAAGCACAATGGCTTTGAAGTCGTTCTTCTTGGTGTCTTTGTAGCTGGGGTCAACGTAAGTGAGTAGTGCATCGTACCGGTCGAGCTGTTGCGGATCAACCCAGGGTAAATGCTCTTCGCGGAAAACGTTACCATCTTTAATGTCCTGATGGTAGAACTGTCGCATGGCATTGCGATATCCAATTTCATCAAACCTGGTTTGTAGATGCTTTATGGTATATCGCGGCCATGCAGGTCTCCCACCATTTTCGATGGTAAGCATTTTGTGTGTACGCGGCTCCTCTGTGGCGTAAACTTTTATATGAACAAGACCTTTACGGATTGGATCACCTTCATTTACATCGCCTACAAAATGTGCCATGAAGTCATTGCTGCAAGTGCGGTTATTGGCAACGATAAGTTTTTTTGCTTTCAGAGTCAGACAGTTTGTAAATTCACCCAGGGCCCAATCTATATCAGCCTTAATCCTATCCTGATTTTGTGATCTTCTTTTACTTGCAGCATCATCAATCACACCAAGATTGGGTCTTTTAGAGGCCTTCTTTACACCCGCAGGGTTTTGCCCCAGACCGAAACTCCAGAACCCTATACCATCGGTGGTGGTGAAGTGGCCTTCAGTCCAGTTACCAAGCGTGCGCTGTTCACCGAAGTCGGCAATGAAGCGTTTGTTTTCTGTTAACTCAGCCTGAATATCACCAATTAGTACTGCTGCCTTTTCCGCTGTTTCGCTGGCCAAAATCATCCCGGTTAACCATCCGGTTGCTTTTAAGTACATGGCGATGAAGACATCAGCAAACACACTCTTTGCGTGTTCACGTGGCCATTCTAATGCAGCCATTATGTTATCTGTGCCAAGAATTTCTTTCGCTGCCTTTTTATGAAACCAGCCGAATTCTGAATCGATGTAGTGTGGAAAGTAGTAGCGGCAAAACTTTTCGAAGTTGGCCGGCTTGAGCAATTCTTTTATCCGCTCTTCGCGTTGCTGCGCGGTTTCGGTTAGCTCATTGCGTTGTACCTCTGTGGCCGTGCTGATGCGCAGGCACAGATCGAGCCATGCTTTGTAAGCTTTGTCTTCCGGTGTGGCTTTGATCAGCATTATAAATTCTTTCGCTTGAAGTTCAGGTAGTCATCAGAGTGCGTGAGTATTTTTTTTGCCAGGTCGAGATCTCGCTCACTGATGTAAGACACAAAGTCTTTGATGTTGTTAACGGTCACGCTCCAGTCGAGCTGCTTGTTCTTTACAGTTGTCCACAATTTTTGCAGCGCATCGATATCACCTTTGTCGAGCATGGGCAAATCTTTATTCTGCTTATTGGTTTCTGCCAGCAGCTCGTACTGTTCCTTCTTTTGTTTGAGCGCTTTGAGTTGATAGTTGATGAGTTCCCAGATGGTATCTTCAGCAACATCAGCGGCCATATTTTTTTTTGCGCGCTTCTCTTCCCAGTTGTGTTTGTTTTTCCACGCGCTAATGGTTTGCTCACTGATATCGAGAATGGAAGCAATGCGGTTTTGTTCCCAACCGGCATTGAATAATTCCTGTGCTGCGCTCTTCTTGTCAATAGCCATGCGACAAAAATGGGTTGTTCGAAGGCCGTTTTAAAGGTGAAGTTTATCCTCCGTGTGTGATGCGTGACGCTGCGTGATGAATTACTGATGGAGGATGAACTATCGTTTGCAATGCGCGATATGTGCTTTCATTTTTGGGTCTGTTATGTACGAGCTCCGCGCAAAAAGCAAAAAAGAAATTGACATCCTGATGTATGGAAGCATCGGTGAATGGAATCGCGTAAACGCGGAAGACACGTATCGTGCGCTCACCTCAGCAAAAAATCAAGGCTATGAAAAAGTAAACCTGAAGATCAATTCACCTGGCGGCCAGATTTTTGAAGGCATTGCCATTCTCACCCAAATGAATATTCCGGGTATTGAAATACACGCTACCGTTGAAGGCTTTGCCGCATCGATGGGCAGCGTGATTCTTCAAGGTGGTACACGCAGAAAGATGGTGCGTGGCGGAAGACTTATGATTCACCAGGGAAGTGGTGGTGTGATTGGATCAGCCAACCAGATACGCAACTATGCCGACTTGCTGGACAGCCTGAACAAAACACTGGCTGACATTTATGCGAGTAGAACCGGTAAGGATTCGAAATGGATTCTTGACAACTGGATGGCAGAAGGGAAAGACACCTGGTTTACTGCCGAGCAGGCGCTGAAAGAAAATTTGATTGATGAAATCGTAGAGGGCAATGTAAAGCCCCTTGAAAAAGAACAGGCCAGCTATATGGAAATGGCGGCTCATTACTCACAACAATTTGAAACCGAAAACGCAATGACGAAAGAAACGAAAGACAAACTCATCAAGCAGCTCAACCTGAAGGCTGATGCTACCGATGAGCAGATACTGGAGGCTATTGAGGCGATCAATAAAACGCCTGAGAAGCCTACTGTTGACCCCGCCAAGCCTGCTGCATCTGCTGCACCTGAAAGTGCTGCTGACGAAAAGGCTGCGCTGGTTGAAGGTATTGTTGCGCTGGCCAAAGAGCGTGGTGTAACCGATGAGAAGCAAATTGCTGCTTTGAAGAAGGTTGCTGAGATGGACATTAAAGCCGCTATGGATTTGATGCCTGCCGCTGCAAAGCCAGCCGAGAAATCCCTCAACCTGAATGAGCTGATCGCTTCATTTAAAAATGAAGGTGGAGCAGCTGCCGCTAATACCGACCGCTCAAAGTGGAACTACGAGCAGTGGGAAAAGAACGACCCCAAAGGATTGCTGGCCCTGGCCAACACAAAGCCTGCTGAATTTGCGGCCTTGTTCGAAGCCTCGTTTGGCTACAAGCCAACCGATGAGGAAATCAAAAAGACTGTCACCTTAAACGCTTAAGCGATGGAAGTAGAAAAAATGAGCTGGCCCGTTGGTGAGGCCGATGTGCAAAGTCTGGATTACGCTGCTACGCAGGCCGTAACCATTCGCAATATGTTCACCATTTTGAGTTTTGCAATTCTTACAGGTGACACCACCCTGAACCTGACCTTTCATGGCCAGTTGAGAAAGGGAGCGCTCTTGCTGTTGAAGGTACCCGCTACCAACAACGCTGATGACCTTACCCTGGGTACAGGCATTGACGCACCTGCTATTGTAGGTGTTGCTGGAAAAACGAAGACGCAACTCTTCGTGTATGACGGAACCTTGTTTGTGCCTGCCGGTGCAGTAGTTCAAATCGACTAACCCCTTTAACTGAATAAGCGATGAGCGAAGTAGTAAGACGACTGTTTACGAGTGACCTGCAAAAGGTACTCTTCCCTGATAATTCATTCTATGCCGGTGCGCAAACCGATGCCGCTGGTATTGATGTGGAGGAAGTTGAAATTCCACAAGATGAAGACGGTGAAGCTGAGGTAGTGGTTAACCCCACGCAGCTTCCTTTGCCGATCGGCATTGAGGAAGACAAAAAGAAAACCTACGGTGCCGACCTGTTGGTAACGCTGCCTACCGTGGTAACCTACAACAACCAGTTGTTGGTGAGCTACGATAAGCGTGCGGCCAAATTGTGGAAACACCAGATGAGCCTGGAGCGCCAGATTGCTGAGCGCATCATGAACGGTTGGGGTGCCACGAAGGCGGAGTTTATCCGCCAGACTACGGGCTCAACCACACGCCCTGCCGCTGCACCTGGTGCAACTGGTGTGCGTAAAAAAGTAGCGGAAGAAGATTTCCGTTGGGCGCAATTCATGTTCGACAAGCTGGATATTCCAGATGATGGCGGACGCAGGGTAGTAATACCCGCAGGCTTTAAGCAAGATGTTATTGACATCATGAAGGCTTACGGCCAGGGCACTGACAAGAACAACACGCTTCTTGCCAAAGGTGCCATCGGTAACATCTTCGGGTTCGATGTGTTTGTGCGCAGCACTACGCAGGTGTACACCGAAGCAGGTTTGCCGGTTAAGAAGGCTATTGGTGCAGCTCCGGCAGAAACCGATAACCTGGCTGGTATCTTCTTCCATACCCGTATGGTGCGCTACATCAAGGGCGCTGTGCAAGTGTGGATGGACCCGGCTCCGCGTGGCGAGTATGCCGGTGGTATTGGATTGAACTGCGGTATCCGTGGTGGCTCCACTATCAGTCGCCTTTCCGAAAAAGGTGCGCTGGCACTTGTTGAAGACAACGGCTAATTCTTCTTCTGCATACCCGGTTAACTCTCAGGGGCGTGAATGTCGCAAGCTTCGCGCCCCACTTTCTAACCTCTTGTATGAATGGCGGAAAAAGAAGAAGCGAAAATAAACCTGCACGAGCTTTCGCAACGCGAGTTGCTGATAGTGGTGGCGCGTGACCTGAAGCAACTGAAAACTGACTTTAAGGAGTTGCAGAAAGAAAATCACGAGATGACGCTGAAGATAACAGCGCAGGAAACACGAAGTAAAGTGTGGGGCGGAATTGCCGGATTTGCAGCCGCGATTACTGCCGCCATAGCAGAAAGATTACTGAACAAATGAAACAGCTGAAGGACATATTGAAACGATACCAGGTGGTTGCTTTCTTAAAGCGCTACAACGAACTGTGGCTTGCGCCCATTGCGGTGGTGTTGTTCCTGGTGGCTGAAACTGTTATTCCTGATCTTGATCCGCGTGCGGTACCCTACACCATTGATGTATTTCAAAAAGTATTTTTTGGCCTCGCAGCTTTCGCTATGGCTACCTTCTGTAGCATGATAGCCATTCGCCTGGCATGGCCATCCATCTTCACATTTCTTATTGACCAAGTAACCGATCACTTTAACCAACTAACACCATGGGAAAAATTAAAACTCTGTTTTTCAGTATTTGCCTTGTATGTATTGGGCTTACTGTTGGCTATGCTGATTCCGTAAAGGAACGAAACGACTTTTGTTACAGCGTGCAGGCTGGCTTGGAGCATCCTCAGCCAGCAATTGAAGTAACTTACCAGGCTCAGGAAGCTATCATTCTAACCGCAGACGAACTGCGTTTGAAAGTTGCCGAGACCTACCAATCATTCTTATTTGTACGTGAAGCCACGGGCCGAAATGATGGCGCTGAAGTTAAAATGTTTCTGGCTGTTACCGGCTTTGATGAAGGTAATCCCTGGTGCGCGGCATTTGTAGCGTACTGCTTTACCGTTAACGACATTAAAAATCCGAAGAGTGCGTGGAGCCCATCCTGGTTTCCGAAGCATGCGGTAATCGATGTAAATAAAATCAAGCCTGAGCAAGCCGATGTTTTTGGATTGTACTTCAATAACCTGGGCCGGATAGCGCATGTAGGTTTTGTTGACCGATGGCCGCGAAGTGGAGACTACTTCTTCACGGTTGAAGGCAACACAAACAATGCAGGCTCACGCGAAGGCGATGGTGTGTACGAAAAGCGAAGACCTAAGCGAACCGCCAATAAGGTTGCCCGGTACATTTCCGAAGCACAAGTGAATACTAAGGTTGTTCGGTTACACCAGGAGCGATACCGATCAGCAGCATGATCAAACTTCTCCATACTGGTTTGATGGTGCTTTTGTTGATGGTGGTTGGGTGCAACCGCAAGGGCGTGCCCTCCACCACGACAATTGTTACTGACAGCACCTATGTAAAAGAGGTGCCCCGGTATGTGGAAATAAAAATACCAGGCGATACGGTAACGGTAACAGAGTACATCGAGTGCGACTCCGCTACCCTTAAACCGAAACCTGTAACCATCAAAGCAAAAAACAACCGCGCGGCCCTGGCGGTAAACATCAAGGCCACCGGTGAGCTGACGGCCACCGGAAGTTGCGACAGCCTGAAGGATGTTATCCAGGTGATGGATAAAGAGATATTCCGACTGCGGCACGAAAAGAAACATGAGGTGGTAGAGAAGACGGTGTACAAGACCAGGGGCATTGACAAGTTTGCCAGGTTGTATACCGGCATCACATTGGGTGCGCTGCTGCTCTACTTAATTTTTAAAGTAAAAACCTTTTTGAAACCATGAACCAGGAATTAAAAGCATTAGCAGAAAAGTACTTCGCAGCCTACCCAGGCGAAAACGTACTGCACATCAGCGGTGATGGCCAGGTGTTTCTGCACAAGAATTACAACGATGGTGTAAACCATCAGCGCAGGATTGATGAAAAGCAATCGTTGATCAGCATCACCCGCAAAATGTTGGTGGACAAAGAGGAGGAAGAAGATGTTGATCTGTCAAAGATTCCTGATGACAGCTGGAAGGTTCAGGATATCAAGAGCTGGCTTGCTACGCGCGGTATTGCCAAACAGGGAAATGTAAAAAAAGCCGATCTGCTTGAGTCAGTGAATGAAGTTCTTGTGGCTGAGCAGAACGATAACGCTGGCGGAGAAGGTAAGCAAGGTGATGAAGAGAACTCTGGCGAAGAAGGCAAGCAGGGTGATGAAGAGAACTCTGGCGAAGAAGATGAAACTAAAAACGACTAACCCGTACAACTATGCCTTTACCGAAAGTTGAGATACAAGTACAGAACGGAGCGCTTGGCCTGGTTGATCCCTTGGCTGATGGCGTAGCTGGCCTGGTGATGACCGGTGTAGCGGTTGCCGATAAGATTGCGCTGGGTGAAAGCAAGAAGATCAACAGCACACAAGATGCGATTGACCTTGGCCTGGACGCTGCTTACGACACCACTAACACCACAAACGTGTACAAGTCGATAAGCGACTTTTATGCGCAAGCCGGTGAGGGCGCTGAGCTGTGGATAAAGATTGTGGCCAAGACCACAACCATGGAAGATATGTGCGATAAGGCCAACACGATTGTGAAGGGACTTATTGCTGACAGCGGTGGAACCATTCGCCTGATTGGGGTAACCCGAGTGGCTGATGGCGCTTACTCACCCACACATGCCGATCAGCTCGATCCGGATGTGATTGCTGCTGCTGAAAAATTGCAGGAGCTGTACGATGAGCAAGCCGCTGAATACAAACCCTTCCGCGCGGTGCTGGATGCACGTGATTTCCAGGGAACGATTTCAACGTTGCTCAACCTGAAGACGAGCGAATTCCCTTGCGTTGGCCTGGTGATTGGAACTGATGTTGAAAGCAGTTTGAATGCTTCCGTTGGTTTGGCGCTTGGCCGCCTGGCGAAGAACCCGGTACAACGCAACATTGGCCGCGTGAAAGATGGAGACCTGGGCATTGATGCCAGTTACCTTACCGGCCAGGATACACCCATTGAAGAGTACACTCCGGCCAACCTCGACCTGCTGCACGACAAAGGGTTCATCTTCATGCGCAAGTACCAGGGCATTAACGGGTACTTCTTTAATGACGACCCAACCGCTACCGCCAACAGTGACGACTTTAGTTCACTGGCCCGTGGCCGCGTAATTGATAAAGCCATTTTGCTTGCGTACAGCACGTACGTGAATGAAATACTGGACGACCTGGCTGTAACCGAAACCGGTGCCATTGCGCCCGGTGTGGTGAAGTACTACCAGAGTTTGATCCAGGCACGCATCGATGCCGAGATGACCGCCAACAGCGAGATCAGCAGCGTGGAGGTTTCGATTGACCCGAAACAAAATGTGCTCAGCACAAACGAAGTGGTTGTAGAGGTAGGCATTACGCCTAAGTTCTACAGCAAGAAGATCATTGTGAAACTCGGATTCAGAAATCCTGCTAACACCTAACAACTATGGCCTTTAATAGCGAAGAATACGGATTCATTGACTTGCAGGTAGTAATGCTGGGCAGGCCCATTATCGGGTTGCGTGGCATACGGTACAAGGAGATGCAGGAGAAAAGCAACGTACATGGTGCGGGCAAAAAGCCGATAGCACGTGCGCGTGGCCAGCAGAATTACGAAGGTACCGTGCGGGTACTGTTCAGCGAGCTGCGTGCCTTGCTGCAAAGCATTGGCAACCCGGCACGTGGAGGCGTTACCAGCATTAAGCCGTTCGATATTATGGTTGTGTACGCGCCCGAAGTGGGCAGCGTGATCAGCAGCGACCGGTTAGTGTACTGCGAGTTTTTGGAGTGCGAAGTAGACTGGAACAATGGTGATCAGTTTGCTGAGATTGAACTGCCGATTGTGATCG